TTGGCCACGGCTTGTGCAGGCGAAGGCGTCAAACTCTTTACGCACCACGCCATACTTTGCAATGCCGTCTTGATCTTCAACAACCTCATAGGCTTTGTCTTTAAGATCAATGTCGAGGTAGCTAACCACAACAACGGTGGGGCGAGTTTTTAGACTGCTGCCGCTATACGTGAAGCCGTCCTCTGTAACATTGGCCATCGTGAATAGATAAGCCGGATCACGTGGTGCGTCTTGTGCAATCGTCAGACTGCCTGCACTCCAAAAGCCTTGGCAGCGCATGACTGACAGCAGGTCATTGACTAACTTGAAGGACTCCTCAGCTGTTTGAATCGTTGTATTGCAGCTAAAGCGTGCCTCCGTTCCACCGAAGCCATCATCAACAAGTTCATTGCTATATTTCGACGCTGCAAAAAACGCCCACTTATCTAGCTGAGAAACGTCAATATGGTTGCCGAAGCCGTACCTAGTACTGGTCAATAAATCCCATAAAATCCATGCTGGGCAAGCGCACCATGTTGCGGCGGCAAAGGTTCCGTCCCAGACAAAATTTTGCGGGTAAATAATTCTGCCGGTGTCAGAGTCAACGGTGACGCCGTTGGGGATCTTGACTTTGACGCCCTTAATCAGGTACTTACGTGAGGGGATGCTATTGAATTGTTCGGCATCTACACGCAAGCCGATGAGAGCGCTGTTTGCATAGGTGAGTTTTGCCCACTTGATTTCGGTCATGCTTGACCAGCTAAAAGCGTCGGTCTTAAGAGGGTTTCCGCTGTCTTTCGTGATCCGTTCTACCTTTACATCTACGTTATCCGTAGGGTTTGGGCGCTCAAACTCAATCAGATAATCCTTTTGGTAAAGGTCGGCTGTGCGGCCACTGATCTTGTCAGAGATAACCTCTACAAAGCCCCCGCTTGCGTACTGCACAAAGATCTTTAGTTGTACAGACGTACCGCTTGTGTCGCCCGTCTCATTATCAATTTTTTGTAACGATGGAACCGAAAGCGTGATCCTTACCGCATCAACTTCATCGTCGGTGACACTCTCAACAATGGGAACAGATTGAGCAACAGGCCTATTAACTACACGCTCATTTTCCGTTCCAGGGGTTAGAGGTATATGCTTTTGACTTTGCGTGCCGTTTCGCGTGTAGATAGTAACGTCTTCAAAATTAAAATCCCCGTTTGCGCTTTCTAGCTGGGTGTCATTAAGAAAGATCGATTTATTTCCGTCAACTAAACCTTCAATCTCGCCTTCTGAAATCAGGTCGATGACATTTGCGTATTGCCTTGAATCCAGAGAATCTGGCGCGGTTTTGGGAGCACGACTGCTGCCGCCGCCGCTACCGCCTTTGCCACCGCCGCCACCGCCGTAACCGATAATCTCCGTCATGCTTTTACCTGAACGGTGTCGATGCCAGCAGAGATAACAACGCTGCCGGTCAGAGTTCTACCGTAAACGATAGGAACAGGCGTGCCACCACGGCTTGTATTTTGTACGCCTGAGAATGAATACGATCGAGATTTGCGTGGATCTTGTTCAGTATCTGGGCCTTGCGGAATTGCAGGCGTTGGCGTGAGAAGTGTGGCAACTCCGCTTAGAGTTAAGCCAGCACCAATTGCAAATAACGCTGCTGACCCCCAAGCTGCACCCGTCCCACCAAAAATTCCAAGACCGAGAGCGCCTCCAGCTCCGGCAAAAGCAGTGCCACCAAAACTTACAAACGAAAGTGCAATTAGCGCAGCTCCCGCAATTATTTGCCCCGTCCCACCGCCAGCACCAGCAACGACGGGAATGATCTTGATTTCCTCCTGGCCTACCGGAAAATGAAGCTCATTCTCACCTACAGACTCTTCACCTAATAAGATCGTGTAATCGCCACTAGCAATGTGTGCTTCGACCCCTGGAAAGTTTGCTACTAGCATCCGTACCGCCTCAGCAACGGATAAAAGTTCAACCTCAAGTTTGCGGAGGCCAACGAACTTGGCGAGCTGCCCGTAAAGTCTGACCTTACGCAACATGACGCAACCGCCTCCCTGTCACCGATTGTAGCCAGCCACCATAAATATCTCTACTACTCAGACGTCCGGCAAGGTGATGCAGCACCATTCCATCACCGATGAATACGGCGCAGTGATTCAACCCTTTGCCGTTAATCTGCATCAGCAACAAGTCACCACGCTCCAGTGGTTCGTTTTCAGCCAGTTGGCGGAATCCTGTTGCAGCCCAAGCGCCATCAAACATAGGCGCATTCATGAACAGTTCTGGTGTTGCAGGACGATCCCAATCACGCAGCATGATTCCTTCTTCTGCATACCAGTCACGCGCCAGGGTCCAACAATCGTTGACAGCCCAAGTCCACTGTCTGCCAATTAGAGGAGCCTTATACCCGCATGGGTAATACTCGCCCCAGTGCTCAATGCGTGGGTTGACGATGTACCACGGTAAACCATGTTTTTCTGCTGAGACTCGATCGGCTTCGCTGGCAACTGGTGCGGTATGCGGGTGGCTGTGAACAATGCCGATAATTTCGCCAGCATCTGATGCAGCAGCGTAATCCTTAGGATTCAGCACAAACATGTCTTCCCTACTGTGCGCCATGTTGCGGCATGGCCAATACCGCTCACGACCTTTGATGACAACGACCAAACCAACTGACTCCCAAGGATCGCGGTCTTTAGCGTCTTGTAATGCAGCGTCGCGCCAAGTCATGCAAAGAAAGTGCCAATGCCTGGATAGCCACCAAATGGCAGCTCATTATTCTCGCCAAACCTAGCCTCGCAGCTACTCTGCTTCTTACCGCAAACGTCCTCCGATGCATTTACAACAGGGTTGTCATTAGCGTCAAAGTAATCAGTGCCTGTGTAACCGCATTCGGCAGATCGGTACACCCACTGGCAACGGCTGATGCACTGACGTTTTGGTGCCCGAACACCTGCAAGGTCAAAAGCACTTGCAAGCTCAAATTCAACCAGACTACGATTCTCAGTTGATTTTCGATCTACGTAATAAACTTCGATCGGGAATAATGCTGTTGGATCTGGTGTGCCGTAGGGGTTGCCAAGGGTGGCGGCAAGAGTATCACCACTCTGGGTCGTTATTAAGTCGCCCCCTTGGGTGACCAACGGGGACATCACTCCGTCGAAGTTCGCGCCATCGATATAACGTGCCAGGGTGCGGAGACGTGTGACCTTTGCGCCTTCCAAGCCATTTGGCAGTGTCGCTAGTAGCGCTGTGATTGTGCTGAGAATGTTGCTGACTCTCAGTGTGGGTCTTGGCAGGCTCCCTTGACCAGAGTAAGCAAAGCCGTCGGCTTCAATTGGCAAGGCTATGTATGTTGTTCCGCCAAACACCAAGTCATTGCCGGAGTTTTGTTGCGTGCCGTTATGGAAGTAATAGGTTTCGTCTACACCGTGCTGGGTTACATTCAGTTGAAGCTGGAACAGCTCAATAATTGCAGTAGGGTTGATACCCTGTAAGTCGCCAGTTATCGCCGCACTAGATTCAGTGTCGGTATAACCGACATCCCAGTAACCGGAGACAACGTAAGCCATGTTCAGCTAATTACGGCTTTGATAATTGCAAAGCCAATAACGATCGCTTCCGACAATGACCCGCTAGTGATGTTACGGACATTGATGCTCGCGGAACCAGACCCAGCTTGAGCGTTCAGTAGATACGAACCAGCTGTGCCTCCGCTGACGTGGTTGAGGATAATGATGTCGGTAGCGACGACCTCGGTGTTGGTCAGCGTGAAAGTCACGGTTGTGTCAGCAGCAAGTGCCGCTGCGTTCATTGTGATTTGACCGCATTTCTTGCTAAGCGTGACGCCTGTGCTTTTGCTGGTGGCTTGCGTGACTGTGCCACCTTCACCCGCTACGTAACCAGCCTTGTCTGTATTGAGATTGGTAAAATTCGAGTCAACTTCAGTGTGAGTAAGTGGTGAGCCTTTGCCAGCCCTAGTGACAATAGTGCTCATGGCTCAAATACTTGGCGGAAGTCCGCTTTTATCTTACTCCGCTCAAAAGAATAGATTTCTCGTGACCACTCATCGCACACCCACTTATATGCTGTTGTCGTTCCAGGGGGTGTCCAATCGAAGGAAGCGGCATCGACTGCCCTGGCGTCTAGGAATGTCTCGACAATATCAGCGTCGGTGTCCTTCAAGTCAAAGGTAAGTGACCATACCTTTGGGTTTTGGTTCAGGCCGAAAGAAACGCGGTTCTCGTAACCATCCCCGAATTGCACCCTGCGGGTGTTGGGACTACTCTCTTTTGTAGCAGAGTAAACGGGGTCGTAGGAAGGAAAGGTAGCCATCAGTTCGCCAAGAGTCCTCCGGGTCGTTTCTGCTTGATAATCTCAGCCTGGACAGCCGCCGCGAGGGCATTACCCACTTGGTTGGCGCGGGCACCGTTACCTCGGGTGTCGGTCTGTGTCTCAGTGACGTTTACAACCACATTAACGTCACCGCCAAGGGCGTGGTTTGGAACAATGGTCCCTGAATTACTTGGAACGAACAGTTCTGGGCCGCGCTCGCCAACGATTGAGGGGCGTCCCACCGGAGGATTTCCGCCATTTGCAAACCCTGCAATGCCGATGTCGTCTAAAGGACCAAAACCCGTGAGGTTGAAGTCGCTTGCTCGGGTGCCGACAGCTGGGGATTTCCCTAAGGCAAACGCACGGGCGATTCCGATTGCGATGTACTGGGCAATCATTTGTTGGGCTGTCTTAATGAGCATCTCGGCTAAATTCCTCAGGAAATTGGCAAACACTTCTTCAGCACTCTTGGTTCCGGTCAGCATGTCCTGGAAGCCGGTCGTGACAAGCTCGCTGGTAAGTTGAGCGGCTTGCCCAATTTCTTGGTACTTCTCTAGGACACGTTCCAGGGCAACTTCTTGCTTGACGATCGCATTAAGCTCTGCGCCGTCTTCAAAGGAAGGTCCAGCTATGCCTTTAAGGATTCCTGCAGCATCCTTGGGTACAAATGCACCACGTGGATCACCCGAAACTTGGAACCCTGCTGCCGCGCTAAGACTTGCCATGGTCCCATAAATCATTAAACGCTCTTTACTAGCTTCTAGTGCCTGTTTCTCTGCTAAATATTCATCTTCGCGGAGCTTGCTAAGTTTAGTGTACATTTCTATAACATTAGCAAGCGTTGCTGGGTTAGCTCTTTCCGCTTCAAGTTCTGCTCTGGATCTCTCTAAGGCGAATAAAGCTTCTTCTGCTTCATTAATTTTTTCAAGGCTTTGTAACCTTTTATTTACGGCTACCAGAGGGTCTTCAACCTCACTAATTCTACGCATTTTTTCTCGTTCAAATTGTATCCGTGTTTTATACAAGTCTACTTCGCTCTGTCTTTGCTTTTCCAATCTGCGGCCTTCTTCCCTAATGCGTTCCAGGGTAAGATCATTTATCTTTTGCTCTAGACTCAATAAGTCTAATAAAACTTTACGACGATCTTGTAGGGCTTTTTGCTGTGACCTTACACGGTCTTTTTCTAACCTAGCTAACTGCCTTTCATGCGCAATCTGCTCTCTTCTAATGGCTTTGTTTCGTCTCTCTATAATTTCTTCCTGTTCCCGTTTGACACTAGGGTCGAGTGGAATAACTCTTCCAGCCTGTTGAGCGGCAGCCTCTCGGCCCGTTTGTGTAAGAAATTCAAACTGTTTTACCGCCAAGAAGGTATTCGGGTTTATAGTAATACCTTTCAAAAATCCCTGACCAAAAGGTGATTCAAAGAAATCTGTAATAGATTTGGTTAGTTGCCTAAATACCACCACAGTACCAACAAGCGCTGGCAACAACTGCGCGTTAAGCTCACGCGAAAGTTGTTGGTATAGGTCGTTTAATTTCTGTGTCTCCGCATCGTAAGCAGATAGTAAATCAACTGCTTCTGGACCCAAATTTTTATTTATCTCTTCCAAAACAAGGCTTTGAGCGGCGTATGCTTCGCCGGTCTCTACTAAATTTTTAACGTTATCTTTAAGGGCTTTATCTACCTTTATTCCGCTTTCCTCTAGTGCGTCTAAAGCTGCGGTTGGATCGCCTAGTGAATCGGCTATTTTTGCAGTGTTGGTGACAAACGTATCGACAGCAGTACCAAGTGCCGTACCAACCAAGGAGAGGCCGAAACCGAACTGGCCGCCTATTAGACCGCCAGCCGCACCACCCAAGCCGCCGCCCACTGCAGCGCCTGCGCCTTGACCGAACAGAAGTGGGAACGCACCACCGATAATGCCGCTACCCACTGCGTCTCTACGTTTTTTAGCTAGCTGGTCTTCCGCCCTTTCTACTTGTCTAACTGCTGCAATACGTTGGCTCCGTAAATAGCGCACACGTCTAATATTGGTGCGCAATCTTTTCTCCGCCTTCGCCTCACGAAGTCGGTCCAAATCTTCAATAGATCGTCGTATTAGGTCCGCCTCAGCTATCTGGCTTCTAACGGCTGCTGCTTGGGCCGGTGTACGTTTACGCTTTCCGGATACATCAAAAGGGTTTTGTATATTTTTTAGGCGTCTTTCTAACTCGTCTAATTCCTTGTCTAGTACTTTTACGCGAAGCTCGATTTCGCTCTGGTAAGCCACGACTTCGCACAGTAACTAACTTTAGTTTACCGACGGCGGCGAGCTTTCTCCATCTCCTTTTCTTGGTCCTCGTTGAGGATCTTGAAGTAGGCGCTCCAGCCAAGGAGTTCTTCGGGGGTCATTGTGGTGCGGACTTCGGACAGGCTCATGCCCAGTTCTTTGGCGACGCCAAATTGGAGCAT